AGTAGCATAACGACGATACCGATGATCGTCCGGCTCTGCCACCATGCCTTCTCGTTGTTCATTTATCGGTCAGCTTGGCAAGAGCAAGCTCGATAGCAAGGTTGACCGTGCGATTAGAGGCATTGATACCCTCTTTAACAGCGGCATCTTTAATCTTATCTACAGCAATCTTACGCTTCTCATCGCCACTCTTATCTGAGGTCAGCAATGAAGACACGACTTCCATAGCGATAGGCAGAAGTTCTTTTAATAGGGAAGTAGCGGATTCCCGAAGGATCGGAATGATGAACTCAATAACAGACTTGGATGCTCCAGTAATAGCGGAGATGGCTTTAATAAGCAGTGCTTTCATTTGTTAATGAAAGAACCCCATTATTTGAGGGGGTATTTGACCCAAAAAAGTCTAAACTGAGACCTGCATCAGAAAGGTCTCAGAATTCTATGACTGATGCTCAAAGAAAGGCAGCAAAAAAAGAATCAGAAAGAGTAGCAGCAATCCATAGTAAAGGTGAAACTGTTCTTGCTGGTATGAGATCTTCTGGCAAAAGAGGAAAGGTTCAAACCAAACCTGCTCCAAAATCAAAGGCTCCAGAAGCAAATAGATCTGTTAGGGGCAAGTCTGACAAACTAGCATCTGCTGCAGAAAAGATCCTTAAGGACCTTAAAAAATAAATATAAGAGTCCACACTGGAGATTATCATGGCATTGTCTGCAATTGTCCTTGTAGTAAGACCAATCTTACTCAAGATTGCCACACATCCATCAGTTAAAAATCTTGTTATTCAGTTACTGGAAAAGTATGTTGCTACTACAGATAACAGCATTGATGATGCTATCTTAGCAACTGTCAAGGAATTAATTAATAAACCACAAGAATAATGGTTGGGGGGATAACACCCCCCTTTTTATAAATAAATTAAGAAGAAAATTTTATTCAAGGTAAGTCACATGGCTCTTTGGGGAACAGCAGATAGTCTTTATTCACCAGGCACTATCGATCTTGTTTATGGGACCAAAACTATCACTGGCACTGGAACCTCATTTACTTCAGCGTATGTGGGTTCTGTGATTCATATTGGTGCTGGTAGCACTGTTGGTAAGGCAGTTATCAAGACTGTAACCAATGCAACAACAGTGTCAATTGCATCTACTCAATTCCTCAGTGGAGTTGCTGTTGCTGGTTTGGCATATACTTGCTCACAGGAACCAATCTATACTTTACATGATTCAACTTACAACAGCACTCATGCATCAACAAATGATGTTGTAGGTGTTGATGTATATGAAACTGCTGCAGTAAGAGATACAGAATATTCTGATGGAGACACTGGATATAAGTACTCAGTAGCACATGCTGGTTGGGTTGGTGTTCATACTTATGTTGACATGCATGGTAATCTAAGAGTTAAGTCAGAAACTCTAGTTGCACTGTCTGGCATCACAACCAATCTCCCACCATCAGATGCTGCTTATGCAACAAGAGGTGATGCAAATGATGATGCAACATTACCAGATAGAACTGTTGACTTTACAACTCAACCAACTGCTGTTGCTGGAATTGGAACAACTACTGCTACAACTCTGACAGCATTTGCTCTTGCAACTCCATATGTTGGACTGTCAACTCAGTGGTACTATGCATACCCAGTATCTGCTGGATATACTGCACTCTCCAACAACTCTATCTACAGCAATGTAACTGGACCTGTTCTTGGAATTGCAGCAACAACAATTACATCTTCAAGACCTGATGGATATAGCTTCAGAGCTGTTGTCACTGGTGATGGTGTAACTGCAGAGTCTGATGGTGTAACAGTTACTTATGCATAATTGATACATGAAATTTGATGAATTGAATGAAGATAATTATATTTTGTTTGCCATAAAACATTATGACAATCCTCAAGCGGTAACGCAAGAGGATTTTTTTGAAGACTTAAGCAGATTCAAATATATTAAAAAGTTGCTAAGGAGATATACAAAGACAGGAGACTTGAAAACAAGTCTCCTGATCAATCATTTTATTATTGTATTCAATATCTTTAATGATGCTGCTCTTCCTCTATTGTTCTTCAAAATTGAGCAAGAACTCTGGTCTTCTCTAAAATCATTTTTAGTATTCTTAGATAGAGTTCCTGACTATCCCAAGACATTTGTTAATGATATACCAGTTGATGATGAATGTTTAAAATTGTTGCAGTCAATTTAAAAAATGGAAAACTCAAAAATAGACAGAATAATAAATATTGTTAGAGAAGAAATGACTGCCACCGGAGGTGGATTAGCAGGTTTACCACCTGATGAACCACCAGTTGATCTGAGAAAGAAAAAATTTAAAAGAATTCCATACTTCTTTAGAGAACTCTTAAAGAAGAAAAAGTAATGTTTGGACAAGATAGTAAAGTACAATTAGCAGTACTAAACGAAAGATTCAAAGTTCATGAGGCAATGGTTGAGAGGGTGGACACTGCCATCCAAACTCTTAGCGAAACCAATCAGAATATCTGCAGAATGCTTGCAGTTCATGAGGAAAAGATAATAACTCAGGCAAGAGTTGATGAAGATGTATATAAAAAAATTGAAGATGTTGAATGTAAAGTAGAAGGATTATATAAGTTCAGATGGCAAGCAGGTGGTGTTGTTGCTGTTGTTATGGTTCTTATAGGAGCATTTAATGCATGGGGTCCAAAGGTGTTGACAGGACCCTCACCATCAACTACTATGGAGAGATCTAACTAGATCTTCTCTTTGTAATGAGTTTTATTGACACCAAATATATTGGTTTAGTTTCTTCTAGACTGGATAAATTTTCTCAGAGGAAACAAGGACTTTATAATTTTAGGTGTCCCTATTGTGGAGATTCTCAGAGGCACAAGAATAAAGCAAGGGGATACATTTACAAATACAAGAATGACCATAACTTCAAGTGTCACAACTGTGGAGTGTCAAAGTCTTTTACGCACTTTCTAAAAGACTTTGATAACACTCTCTATGATCAGTATGTTATGGAGAGGTATAAGAATGGTTTGACTGGTAAAGGATCCAACACTTCAGATCCTGTCTTTAATTTTCAAGAACCAAAGTTTTTCAAGAAAGATGAAAATTTTCAAACCCTGAAAAAGTTAGACCTACCAACTTTGGCAGAACTAAATAAAGAACATCCAGCAAGATCATATGTAGAGAACAGAAAGATTCCAGAGAAGTATTTAAACCAACTATACTTCTGTGAAGAATTTAAAAAATGGACTAATACTCAAAAGCATACATTTGAATCTACTGCTCAAGAAGAACCAAGAATCATAATCCCACTCATCAATAAGGGAACAGTCATAGGGTTTCAGGGTCGCAGTTTAAAAAAGAATTCTAAAATTAAATACATTACCATAATGCTGGAGGAGAATGCTCCAAAGATTTATGGTCTAGATTCAATTAACAAAGAGGAAACAATTTATGTCACTGAAGGTCCATTTGACTCAATGTTCATTCCAAACACGATTGCTATGTGTGGAGCTGATCTTTATCTTGATGTCTGGGGGATTGACAATTTTGTTAGGGTCTATGATAACGAACCCAGGAATTCAGAGATTGTCTCCAGATATGCAACCTCCATCTCCAGAGGTGAAAGAATCGTTATCTGGCCATCTAGTGTAAAGGAAAAGGATATTAATGACATGATTCTTGCTGGTCATAATGTGCAAGACATGGTAGAATGTAACACCTATTCTGGTTTAGAAGCAAAACTTAAATTTATTAATTGGAAACGAGTATGAGCAACGGAACAAAGGTAGTTAAAAGAAATGGTACAACTGAACCCCTTGATCTAAACAAACTTCACCTGATGGTGGAGGAAGCATGTAGGGACATTGCTGGAGTGTCTGCATCTCAGGTTGAGATGCAATCTGGTATCCAGTTCTATGATGGTATTACTACTGCAGAGATTCAGGAGATTCTGATTCGCTCTGCTTCTGACCTGATTGATTTGGACAATCCAAATTATCAATTTGTTGCAGCAAGACTTCTTCTGTTCTCAGTTAGAAAGTCTTTGTATGGAAGAGTTCAAGATCACCCATCATTCCTTGAGCACATTAAGAAATGTGTAAATGCTGGTGTATATGATGAAGGTATCTTGACTAACTATACTGAGGATGAAATTAACAAACTTGGTCACTATATTAACCACAACAGAGACTATCTCTTCACATATGCTGGTCTTCGTCAAGTAGTTGATAAGTATTTGGTTCAGGATAGAAGTTCTGGAAAGGTATATGAAACTCCTCAGTTCATGTACATGATGATTTCTGCAACCATCTTTGCTAAGTATCCAAAAGAAACTAGACTTTCATACATCAAGAGATACTACGATGCAATCTCAAAGCACAAAATCAACATCCCAACGCCAATCATGGCAGGGGTCAGAACCCCTCTCAGACAGTTTGCTAGCTGTGTTCTTGTTGATGTTGATGACTCCCTCGATAGCATCTTTAGCAGTGACATGGCTATTGGTAGGTATGTTGCTCAGAGGGCAGGCATTGGTATCAATGCAGGTAAAATCCGTGCAATCAACTCTAAAATCAGAGGGGGAGAAGTTGCTCATACAGGGGTTGTCCCATTCCTCAAAAAGTTTGAAGCAACTGTCAGATGCTGTACACAAAATGGGATTCGCGGTGGAAGTGCTACTGTCCACTTTCCAATCTGGCACAGAGAAATAGAAGATATTATTGTTCTTAAAAACAATAAAGGCACAGAAGATAATAGAGTTAGAAAACTAGATTATTCAATTCAGATTAGCAAACTGTTCTATGAAAGATTCATTAACAATCAAGAAATCTCCCTCTTCAGTCCACATGATGTGCCTGAGCTTAGTGCTAATTTTGGGCTTGATGGATTTGACGATCTATATGTGGATGCAGAACGAGATGAGTCTATTCCAAGAAAAACTATTGGTGCTCAAGAACTCATTCTGGACCTCTTGAAAGAAAGGGCAGAAACTGGTAGAATCTACATCATGAATATTGACCATTGTAATTCTCACTCATCCTTTAAGGATAAGGTTGAGATGAGCAATCTGTGTCAAGAAATTACTCTTCCAACAAAACCACTAAATCATATTGATGACCCTGATGGTGAAATTGCTCTTTGTATTTTGTCTGCAGTTAATGTGGGCAAAGTAAAAGATGATGAAGAGTTTGAAGAACTTTGTGAACTGTCTGTAAGAGGACTTGAAGAGTTGATTGATTATCAGGATTATCCTGTGATTGCTGCAGAGAAGTCTACCAAAGCAAGAAGATCTCTTGGTGTTGGTTTCATTGGACTTGCTCACTACCTTGCTAAACTTGGTTTCAAATATGATTCTCAAGAAGCATGGGATGCAGTTCATGGTCTGACTGAATCATTCCAATACTATCTTCTCAAGGCATCTAATCAGATTGCTAAAGAGAAAGGTGCTTGTGAATACTTCAACAGAACTAAGTATGCAGATGGCATTCTGCCAATTGATACTTACAAAAAAGATGTAGACGAAATTACTTCAATTCCATACCAGCATGATTGGGAGACTCTACGTGCCGAGATTCAGGCACATGGACTTAGACATAGCACACTGTCAGCACAGATGCCTTCAGAGAGCAGTTCCGTTGTGTCAAATGCAACCAATGGAATCGAACCTCCTAGAGGGTTCCTGTCAGTTAAGAAAAGCAAGAAGGGTCCCCTTAAGCAGATTGTTCCCCAGTACCAACATCTTAAGAACAATTACACGCTCCTTTGGGATATGCCTAGCAATTCTGGGTATATTAATATTGTTGCAGTTATGCAAAAGTTCTTTGATCAAGCGATTTCTGGAAACTGGTCCTATAATCCAGAGAATTACCAGGATAATGAAGTTCCTGTTACAGTGATGGCACAGGACTTCCTGACAACATACAAGTATGGATGGAAGACTTCTTATTATCAGAATACATATGATAATAAGACTGATGAAATTAAAGAACCATCTCAAAACATCAATGCATTAATTGAAGAAATTCTAAGTTCAAAAGGAGAGGAAGATTGTGACAGTTGCAAAATTTAGAGTCAGTGCAGATTCCCCCATCCAGGGGATGACAGTATTCAATACTTCTCCAGTGGATTTCAAAAAGCAACCTATGTTTTTTGGTAATCCCCTGGGGGTCCAGAGATATGATCAATACAAGTACCCTGTATTTGATAAACTGACTCAACAACAACTGGGATATTTCTGGAGACCTGAAGAGGTTTCTCTTCAAAAAGATAGAGCAGACTACCATACCCTTAGACCAGAGCAGAAGCATATCTTTACTTCTAACCTGAAGTATCAGATTCTTCTTGACTCTGTTCAAGGTCGTGGTCCTGGTATGGCATTCATCCCATATTGCTCTCTTCCTGAACTGGAAGCATGTATGACTGTGTGGGAATTCATGGAGATGATTCACTCCAGGTCTTATACTTACATCATTAAAAATGTTTATTCAGATCCTACAGAAGTATTTGATACTATCTTAGACAATGAAAGGATCTTGGAAAGAGCATCCTCAGTTACTGGTGCATATGATGATTTTATTAATTCTGCTCAGCAGTATGGAACTTCTAATGATTGGATCTTTGCACAAGAGGGTGCAGGATATGCAAGAGAGGGTAGAATTGAGTTAAAGAGGAAACTTTACAGAGCAATTGCCAATGTCAACATTCTCGAAGGTATCAGGTTTTATGTCTCGTTCGCTTGCAGCTTTGCATTTGGTGAACTCAAACTTATGGAAGGATCCGCTAAAATTATCTCTCTCATCGCAAGAGACGAAAATCAGCATCTTGTCATTACTCAAAACATCCTCAATAAGTGGAATGAAGGGGATGATCCAGAGATGCAACAAATTGCTAAAGAAGAGCAAGATTGGGTGATCTCTGCTTTCAAAAAATGTGTTGATGAAGAAAAAGCATGGGCACAGTACCTGTTTAAAGATGGGTCCATGATTGGACTCAATGACAAACTTCTCAACAGTTATGTTGAGTGGATTGCCAATAGAAGAATGCGCTCAATTGGAATGAAACCTATCTATGATATCCCTGCCAAGAATAATCCACTCCCATGGACAGAACACTGGATCTCCTCAAAAGGTCTACAGGTTGCTCCGCAGGAAACAGAAGTTGAAAGTTATGTGGTTGGTGGAATTAAACAAGACTTAAAGAAAGACAGTTTTGCTGGATTCAAACTGTGATCAGAGGGGCATTGCCCCTCTTTTTTTATAAATAATTTTAAAGTCTTTGTGCGTCATGAATAGTTTACAGGAAGCATACTTAAAAATTTACCAGTCTCAACTTGATGAAGCAATGAGTGAGGATGAGAAAGAAATGAGACGTCTTGCTGCTCAAGAAAGAAGAGCAGGCAAGTCTGATAGAATGGATGCAAAAACTGCTAAGAGGTATGCAGATTCTGAATCAAAATCTGCAGAGAGAGAAGATAAGAAATCAAAGGGTAAGCACATTCATGGAATGGCAGATTCTGTTGAATTGGAAGGTGAACAGATTGATGAAATCTCATCTCACCTTGCCTTGACTGCTTCACAAAAAGCAGATGAGAAAAGAAGAGTTGCTGCAAATGCTGGTGATAGAGAAACTGCTTCTAAGAAAGCTGCTCAAGCATCC